TCGTCCTTGAAGCGGGAGCGCGCAGCGGATTCCCATTCGACGCATGCTGCGAAGCGCTCGTGGGCGCGCTGGATGATCGTTTTTTTGCGTTCTGCCATGGTTTAGCCCATCCAGTAGCCGGGTTGCACGCGCCCCGGATTGACGATGCGGGCCGGTTTCGGCCCATCGGGTTTCTTCCTGCTGCGATCGCGCACGAGACCGGGGAAAAGCTCGGTGAGCACCCATATCCATGCGTCCGCGCGGTTCGGCGAGCCCTCGCCGAGATAGCCGACCGTCGAAAACGCGGTCATTTCGTCCTCAAGCTCGCGAAACTCGCCGACGTGGCGCACCTTTCCTTGCTCGTAGAGCGCCGAGAACGGCTCCGCGCGCACGTGCTTGCCTCGCGTAGCTGTGACCATGCGAAAAGGCGTGCGCGGGCGCGCGGTAAGCACCGTGTGCTGCACCATTGCGCCGCCGTAATTGGTCTCGCCGACCACGCAATCCGCCGCATGACGGTCAAAAGCGCTCGTCGCGACGTTCGCCCATGTGGCTGGACCCGCTTTCACCGTGCAGTCCTGAAACAGATAGGCGTTCCCGTCCGTGCCGAGCCCGCCGACGACAATCCCGATTTCATCGTTGTCCGCGTTGTCGACGTCTCCCGAGCCGCTCGGGTCCACGCCGACGATCACGCGCACGAATTCAGGCAGCGGCTTGTCGGTCGCATGGCGCCACCTGTCGATCGTCTCTTCGGCGAATAGCTGGTTTGGCGTCGCGTCACTGAATTCGCCCTTCAGAAAGCGCTTTTGCAGGCGCGCGCTCATGCCTTGCAGTGTGTCCAGATAGCTCGCGCTGAGGTTCGCGGCGTTGTCCTGCGGGTTGATCTGGAAACTGTCGTAGTCGGCCGGATTGCGCAGCGGCTCGCCTGTCTCGGGATCGACTCTCTTGATGAATCGCTTGTACGTCCAGTGCGCCTTCGATGGTGGATTGCAATCGTAGTAGGCGCGCATCTTGAGCTGCTTCGGCTCGCGCCCTTCGACCTTCGTCATCACCTGTTGCGCGAGGCGCGTCACGGCTGTATCGACCGACGACATCGGAATCTGCGAGCACTCGTTGAAATACAGCGTGGCGAATTCCTTGCCGAGCACCTTCTCGACGCGTTCCTTGTCGTCCAGCCCAGAGAACCAGATTTCGCTATCGAGCGGATGACCGTTCTCATCCTTCTGGCCCGTGTGAATCGTCGCGTAGCCGTCGCCCTTGTGCAGCGTGAACTGCACATGCGGGAAGGCCAGCTTCATGACCTTCGGGAAGGTGTCCAGCACGATCGATTCATGCACGTGCAGCGCGCGGAAGCGAAAGATGCCGTGCCGGCTGCCGGGCGCCTTCAGGGCGCGCATGACGATGTTGCGCACATGCAGGAACGTCTTGCCACTGCGCGAGCCGCCGAATAGCATCAGATGCGTCGCCGGACCAGCGAGCACCTTCTGGGCATCCTCCTGGCGCGCGGTGAGCTTCATAGCTCCTCGTCGAGAGGACTGGCTACGATCTGGATCGGGCCGCCGTTCTTGCCCGTCAGTTCGGTCTCGATCTTGTCGCCGAACTTCTTCCGGTTCATCCGCGCCCATGCCCATTTGCGCGCGTCGATGCGATTGCGCGCGCGCTGCGGATCGGGCTCGGTGTCGGCAATGTCGATCAGCTCGTCGAAGTATGTATCCTGCCGGTCGAGATAGGCCTGATCGTACTGGGCGCGGAGTTCAGGCGTGCGCTTCGTCCAGTCCATGAACGTGCCGCGATCCGGCATACCCGATTCTTCGCAGATTTTGCGAAGGCTGTTCTCGTCGCCACCGGCTGCGATGCGCTTGCAGATGCGGTCGAACAGCTCTTGCGAGAACCTGACCGAAGGTGCCTGTTTGCGGGCCATCACCGCCCCCGGATATCGCCAGCGCTCACCCGGTTGGTCAGTACATGCCAATGGATGGCGCGAGCCGCCATGCGGGCGGCTTCCTGCTTTGCTTCGCGATCGAGCAGCGATTCCAGCGACGCGCCCATGAACTCGGTGAGTTCCGAGCGGCGGCGGATGCGGTGTTCCAGGGAATGGGGTTTCATTTTTTCTTTTTGCCGAGCACGCGATCGGCTTTGCGGTCGATCTTCGCTTCCGTCGATTTCGACATGCGGCCAGCGTTGACAGCTTGGGAAGCGCGAGCCTTGGCGTTCCGGGCGTGCGCCTTATCCTCGACAGGGTAAGAGCGCCCCGGACCCGCGAACTTCGAATCCGGGAGCGCCTTACGCGCCTTCGTCGAGAGCTTGCTCACTTCGACGTCCCACGCTCTTTCGGAGCACGAATGCCGTTGGTGCGCACCGGCTCGGGCTTCGGACCGCTCGGCGGCTTGCCACCGTCATACGAACCGGCCTTCGCCGTACGCGATGCATGCGCGCAACGCGCTGCTGCCTTGGGATCGCCACCGTCCTTGATTCCGCCCGCCATGTCCGTTCTCCACAAAGGAAATTCCGCCTGATGGCGGCTACGGGCGATGCTAGGCCGGGAGTAAAGCGGGTCAACGCTTGTTGAGGCGCGCATGCGAAAACAGGTCGTACTTGAGTTCGCCTGCGGGCTGGATGGGCTCGCGCCGGGCCGCGCGTGTGTCGGTATAGCCCTCGATCAGTTCGTACCGTCCTTCGTTCTTGCGTGACGCCGGGTAGTACCGCAAAGCCCCCAGCGCCACGCCCACGCGCAACAGTTCCTCGACTTCCCGCAAACTCTCACCGAAGGAAAGGCCAAGCTCGCCCAGCGTATAGGGCCTCTTGCCACCCAGCAGGAAGCGGATGGTGTCGAGCGTGAGAGGCAGTTTGACCTTGCGTGCGCGCATGATTTCCCCGTTGGTTGTTCTCAACCCAGCGAGCGCATAAACCGCTCGTGCTCGGCGCGGCTGAACTGCTCGCCGATCTGCGTAGCGAGCCGTTTGGCCGTTGACTTGCACGTCGGATGGTTCGCCTCGGCGATGCTCTGCACCCACCGCTGCGCCTCTTCCGACATTGGCCATGGCCATGAGTGGGGAGAGGCTATCGCGCGGGCTTCGGATTCGGTCATGATCAGGCCACCGGGTTATGACCTGCTGGCTTCGGTGCACCATTCGCCGGGTTCGGGCGCCTCGACGCCTCGTGCAGCCGCTGCTTCAGCAGATAGCCTTCGAGCGGCCATATCTTCTGCATGGCGTTCTGGCGCGCGATCTTGCGGCCGATCTCGGCGTCGAAGTTCTCGGGTGATGCGCACGCACTCTCGCCGGTCACCGTGAAGCCGTTGCGCAGCACGAGCACGCAGAAGGTCAACAGGCCCAGAGCCTCGCCGTGATGCGGCTCGCCAGCAGCGTAGCTGCCTGCATCCAGCGAGGCCTTTTCAGCACCTTGCGCCGCCGTGAAGTAGAACGCTCGATCGATCGCCGCCTCGATATCGCCCGGCGTGACGCGGGGCGCGGTCTTGCCCTTACGCACAATCTCGTCTTCGATCTGCTCGTCGCCGTTGCGCGGCGTTTGGGTTGCCATGTTCATACGTGCTCCTGAGTTGACGCCTCGTAGGCGAGAAAGGGTTTGCGAATGAAACGGTGAAACGCGTCCGCCGCGCCCACATTTTCGGCAAGTTCGCGACGGCTGTTGATGCCGCATGCCACACGGATGAACTCTGCTGCCTCGTCGGGCGTGACGTCGCTGGGCGGCACGGTGTACTGCGAGACGAACGCGCGGAATTGCGCGTCGCGCGGCAGTGCGCCGGCGAGCTGGAGGATGTTCACGTGAGCGTCCTCTGCCCATACCGGGCGATCAAAAGTGCGTCTGCTCTGCCATCGTGTTTCGCGAGCGGGCAGAACTCGTTGCCGAACAGCTTGCGGGCTAGTTCAAGCGATTGCTTCTTGGTGTCGCTCGTCTCGGTCTTGCGGATGCCAAAGAAGGCGTGCCACGCCTGCGGCGTCACGTAGGCTATGTCCAGACCGTTCAGCTCGCAGATGGCGCATACAACGGCTTTGGTGGCCGCCAGCGATGCCTGCGAAGCCATGGAGCCAACGCGCTTTCCACTGCCCATGAACGCATGCGCGCTCTCCATCACGACAAGGCCTTTTTCATCGGCTGGCACGCGATGGCGCAGCATGGCCTGCAAGCGAACAGGATCAACCTCGTTCCTGATGCTGCCCGAGCGCGATACGGTGCGCGTGGGCATGTCCTCGACAGCCTGGCGGCCGTTGTCGTAGAGGAAGGCTAGCGCGCCTTTTATTCCCGGATCACAGCCTATGAGCATTGCGCGGTCTCCTTATCGCGCGCACGCGCGCGCAGCGTGGTGGCGGTCATCGTGCACTCCGCTTCGGCAGTCCTACCTGATCGAGCTTGCACTGGCCGTCGTCATGGTCGCCATAGATCCATACCGGATCGAACAGCTCGTCGCGAAAACCGGGTGCAAGCGAATAAGCGGGTGTCAATGCACGCAAGTCTTCATCGGCCGCATAGAAGAACTGGCCGCCGCGCGCCTCGACATCCCAGAACTTCTTTCCCTCGCGCTCCGTCATTTCGCGCGCAGAGAAGTTGATCTTGACGACCGTTCCCGCGAGGAACGATTTAAACGGACGCGTGATGACCGCGAAGTCACCAGCCACGCAATTGTTGATCTTCATGGCGTCTCCCAAAGCGGTTGTCCGCGCATGCGGTAGTTGTCGACGATCGTCTGGCGCATTGCTGCGTATTCGGCCTTCAGCTCGGGATCGGTGCAGTCGTCGATGACCTTCTGCCCGGCCTTCGAGGTAATCGCGTCCGTCGCGGTGCGTGCGACGTTGAACGGCAGCGGATTGCCCGAATCGGTCTTGCCGCGCAGCACGAGCCGGAACGCCCACTCAGCCGACGGCTCTGCACGCTGCATGCGTCCGAGCGTGCGAGCCAGCAGCTGCCGGTTTTCCTCGGCCTGCTCGGGCGTGATGAGCGGCATCTGCTGCTCGAGCTGCTTGGGGGCTTCAGCGGCGGCAGCTTCGACGCGTGCGCGCCGGCAGTGCGCGACGAACTCGGGCAGCGTCGGGGGCTTTTCGAGGTTGATCATCGATTCGCGGCCCGCGCGCATCTGCTGCGACGAGAGCTTCGAGAGTTCGATGCCCCAGTTGCGCTTGACCTGGTCGATCTTCGTTCCGCGCCACAGATCCGCGAAGCGCACGCCGTATGTCGCCGACATCGAGGCGAAGAGCGCTTCGACCCAGCGCTGCGGAATGGCCGTCGCAGGCCATGCGGGATCAGGTTCCCAGTCTTGGGACGTCGTGGGCGTCGACATCGATTGCTCCATCGTTGGCGGTTTCGTGGGCGGGCTTGCGGCCGGTGAGTTGCGCGATGACGTCCGCGCGATCGTCGTGGTAGGTGCGTTGCTGCGCGGCGCGCTTTGCTGCGGGTCGTGGCTTGGCTGCGTCTGCGGTCCAGCGTTCGGCAATCGAGAGCACAAAGCCGGGCTTGATGCGTCCAGTCGGGTCGGATGACTTCGCTTCGGCGCACGCCGCCTCGATCGTTTCCACAGTGATGCCTGAAGCAGCGGCAGCGATGATTCGCGGGTCGCCGGGCTGCGCTTCGATCGAATGTCGGCGCATCGCAGCGGACAGTTCGGCGGGTCGGACGGTCGCGTGAGGTGTACCACCTGCGTCCGATATTTCCCCAAGGGGGTTTAAGTCTGGAGTCTGGAGTCTGGAGTCTGGAGTCTGGCTGTTGGTAGCCGTAACGTTATGCGTCTCAGGCGTAACGCGTGACGTAACGGAATCGGGATTTCGAGACGTAACGTTGTTACGCAACAAAGCGTCTTCAAGATCGACGGTCGAAGCGTCAAACGGCATGGTCACGCCTAGCTCGCGAAGCCTGTCAAATAAGGCTTTTCGGCGTTCCCGATATCGACGCTGGCGTTCGGCCTTCGACGATCGGGGCATGTGACCGTTATGCTCACCCGTAACACCATGCGTAACGCTGCCCGTCTCGTGACCGCCTGAAGCGTTACGAATCTCACGCTCGCAACGAGCCTGAATCCACAGAACAGCGTTATGCCCCTCGTTATCGTGCGTTACGCTTTCGAAGAACTCGCGTAACACGAGACGTAACGCGTCACGCTCTTCTTCAGTTCGTGCGCCGATGAGCCGGGCAGCCTGAGCGTCAGGAATGCCGGACTCGCGCGTGTAATAGACATCGAGCAGGCGCGCGTACACGCCGTGTTCGAGCAGCGACAGATGTGCGGTGTCCTTGAGATAGTCGCCGATGTGGCGCTTGTAGAAGTTCACGCACCCCTCCGCACCCAATGCGCAATAAAGCCGCGCGCCCACGAGAACGCGTAGAGCCAGCACACAGCCCATATGCCGTACTGGTGGGCGCGCCACGTCGCATAGAACCACGCGGGCTGCGCGGCCAGCCCAAAAATGCACGCCCACCGGCGCCAGCTCGCGCGCGAGTCCTGCGAGAGGAACACGGCGGCGACGCCACAAAGCGAAATGACGATCTGTTCGATCACGCTGCAATTCCCGCTTTCTTTAGCAGCTGCAGGAACTCCGGGCCGAGTGCCTGGAGTTGTTCGAGCGCCGCCTGTTTCGTGTTGCGTTTGTCGCCCAGGAATTTCTCGACGAAGTAATAGATCATCGTGAAATCGCCTGTGCGCTCCATGTACTTCTCGGCGGAATCGAGCGAGAAATGTCGGCTCGGATCGTCAGAGAGCTGGACGCTCAGGTTGCTCGGAGCCATGTCCAGTTCTATGGCGATGCGCTTCAGACCGCGCTGATACACCCCCGTCGCCACTACGTCACGCGCGCTGCCGTAGCGCTCTGTCAGACCGGGTTCGAAGTCCAGCACAAGCTGGTTCTGCGAACCGCCGATATTTTTTGATTTCATTGCCTATCACCCGTTTGCACTGGTTATCAATGCCGGTGAATAAAAATGGCGCCAGTTCGACGCCATCGGATTTGTTCAAACCGTCTCAGTTTTCTCGATCAGCCCATCGGGCAGCACCCTGCCGAGGCGAACCGCAGCGCCGACGACCAGATCGGTAGTTTTCTGATCGAGCTGTTCGGGCCATTGGGAAATGCGCGAATTGGTGAGGTCCATGGCAGCGCACAGGTCTTTGCGACTACCAAAAATCTGAATGGCTTGCTCTTTGGAAAGGGTCATGGCGATCTCTCTTGCGGCTGATGCGCATAGTGTAGACGCCTAAACCAAAAAAGGAAAGATATCTCAACCGCAAAAAGTTTAGATTTCTGAACATGACTACACACACGACACTCTCGGATCGCATCCATCAGATCCTGCGTGAAACCGGCCGCAAGCAGAATCAACTTGCCGACGATGCGGGCGTCAGCAAAGGGCTCGTCAGCCAATGGATCAAGGAACAGGTGCAATCGATCAACCTTGAAGCGGCGCGCAGTATCGCGCGCGTGCACGGCTACAACCCCGCTTGGGTTATGCGCGGTGAATTGCCGATCAAGGGACCGGACACAACTTTCAACAGCCCGCCGCGCAATGCCGATCTAAACCGGCTGATGATGGAACTTGAAGATATCGAATCGCTCGGGCCGCAATGGGCCGAACTGGCGCAAGCTATCACCACGTTGGTGAAGCGCTTGAAAGATGCTCAAAAGCTTGCGCGACACGAGCATCTAACACCCGAAATGCGCTCGATCGTCGAGAAACTTTGCGCCATAGACAGAAAAAAAGACGAAGACAGGGAGCACACCATCAAACAGGTTTCACATCTGCTTGCTGAGCGACGTGCGCGCGTCCAAACGAAAAAGAAGGAAGCATCGTAGTCTTCATTACTAAGTGTTCTAGGAAAAGAATACCGTATAGGCGTTTACCCTATGAAATTGAATTTGAATATCTCCTGATAATTGGACTCCACCTTTTTAGAGAGAAGACCGGGTGGGCTCAATGTTTTTGACCCCAGGGGGGTTCGATGGACGCAGAAAACAATGCAAGCGCACAGGTCGTGCAGCTTGAGATCATGAGAGAAACGAGGCCGAAACCGATGTCGATTTCCATCGAATCGGAACGCTGTCGCCAATGTCGAATGAAACTCAGGCAGCTCACCGAATTCATCTACCTCGCCGCCGAAATTGCCGATGACATGAGTTGACGCGGCACCAACCATCCCGCCACGCGCGGGATTTTTTTCGATCTTTTGGTTTAGGTTTCTTGACTGTGAATATTTAGTGTCCTACACTGTTCTCCATGGCGCCATCACGGCGCAGGAGAACAGAGATGGCAACCCTCCTATCCCAAACCGAAGCAACGGGCGACTGGATCAGCAACGCGAGTCTCGCGGCACTCGACGAAGCGGCTGAGGCAGCGCTGGACCGGCGTCTCGCTGTCGACGATGCAATCACCTTCGACGAGCTGATCGAGCAGATGGCGTCGTTCACCGCCGATCAACAGGACGACTTCATGGCCGCGTTCAGGCTGTACTCGCGCGGCATGCCGAAGCTGCGTGAACTGATCGCGGATGCGTTCGAGCAGGTGGGCGACGCGAAGATGCGGAGCCAATCATGAGAACCGGCTACGTCACCACGTTTTTCGCATTCCAATACGCGATGCAGATTCTCGTCGAGTACGTCTGCGCTGATGGCCACCGAATCAAGTGCCGCCAGGAATCGATTGATTGGCAGGCCAAATGGATGATCTGGGGGTAGACATGGGCCTCGCTATCGCAACTATCGTGTACTTCCTGATCCTGATCGGCATTCTCGCTTTTGTGCGGGGATCAGGGACTCAACCAACACGCAGGGGTGACGAATGATGTCGACCAAATTCCGCCGACGCCAGTGCCGGAATCGTCATGATCCTGCCTTTGAAGATTTGACGCTGGCCTTTGTATCCGGCTTCTGGACGGCTGCTATCTGCGCGACGGTACTCGTCGTGCTCTGGAGGTGATCGTGTTCAGCAGAAGCATCAAACACACGCACTACAGCGCGCCGAGATCGCTGGAACAGGCGTTCGGGCATGGGGCGAGGCTGACGGTCCTTGAAGAACGCAGCGCCACGCGCAACGCAGCCGAGACGCTGGGCTACATCGTCGCCGGCTTGATTCTCGGCGCGGTCATTTCGTACGCGATGGTCCATGGCTATCGGTGGATTTGCGGGGTGATGGGATGAACTTCATCAAAGGCGTCGCGCACCTGCTGCTCATCTGGCTCGCGATCGTTTTCACGCTGGCTGGAGCGGCGTTTCTGATGGCCAGCTGCGATCTGATGGGCGACCTTGGTCGCTCCACTCACACCCACTACTCGAAGGATGCAACATGAGCAGGTCGAAGCTGGACGAGAGCACTGTGCGCCGCTTGTACGAATCTGGAATGACGCAAGCAGAAATTGCAGTCGAGATTGGTGCCACTCAGCCTAACGTCTGCTACTTCATGCGCAGCAGAGGGATCAAGGCCAGAGTGGCAGCAAAGCGCGATCAGCGCGGATCGAAGAACAGTTTTTGGGTCGGCGATGCCGTGAAGTACAAGCCGGCTCACAACCGAGTTTATGCGGCGCGCGGTCGTCCTCAGAAATGCGAGCACTGCGGCGTCAGCGGCGACAAGGCCCAGTACGAATGGGCGAACGTTTCCGGTAACTATCCGGACCCCGAGGACTATATCCGCCTATGCATTTCCTGCCATCGCCGGTGGGATGCAAAACGGCGCAAGGAGAAGCAAGCGTGAATGCACCAGAGATGAATCGAATGGGCTTCGTGGGAGGATCCGATGTGGCTGCCATCCTCGGCGTCAGCCCGTGGAAAACGCCGCACGAACTGTGGCTGCAAAAGACCGGCCGCGCACCGCGCGAAGAGATCACGCCCGAGCAGCAGAAGCGCTTCGATCGCGGCCACCGCCTTGAGCCTGTCGTGCTTCAGATGCTGATCGACCGGCTTCAGGATGATGGCCACGACGTCGAGCTGCTGCGCACGAACGAACGCTACACAGACGCCGAGCATCCCTTCATGGCGTGCGAAATCGACTTCGAGCTGATGCTCGACGGCGAGCACATCAACGGTGATTGCAAGACCGTGCATCCGTTCGCCGCGAAGAAATGGGGCGAAGAAGGCACCGACGAAGTGCCGATCGAGTATGCCGCGCAGTTCATGCATGGTCTCGGCATCACCGGGCGGCGCCGCTGCATTGTCGCGACGCTCATCGGCATGGACGATCTGCTCATTTACTTCGTCGATCGCGACGACGAGACGATCGCTGGCATCCGCCAGCGTGTCGCGCAGTACTGGAACGAGTGCGTGCTGGCCGATGTGCCGCCCGATCCGATCGACTTCGACGACTGCAAGGCGATCTATGCGAAGTCCAATGGCGGCAGCATCGAGGCCACCAGCGAGATCCGCGACGCAGTGTTCATGCTGAAGGACGTCAAGGCGAAGCTCAAGTCGCTGGAAGCGTCCGAGGAAGAACTCAGCTATCGCATCACGGCATTCATGCAACCGAACGCAATCCTCACCTTCGGCGGCAACGAGATTGCCACATGGAAGAACCAGAACGACACGCGCATCGACCAGAAGTTTTTGAAGGAAGACGCGCCCGAGCTTTTCACGAAGTACTCGCGCACGAAAGAGATTCGCGTGCTGCGCATCAAGTTGAAATAAATCAAATTCGTCCAACGGAGAAGAAATGAGCACATCTCAGCAACTCAAGAGCGTTGCCACCGGCAAGAAAGAAAACCCGGTCGCATCGTTCAGCAGGTTCCTCGACACTTTCAAGCCGCAGATGGCACTTGCGCTGCCGAAGCACCTGACGGCTGATCGCATGGCGCGCTTGGCTGTCACCGCCTTCAGCTCGACGCCCAAGCTTCAGCAATGCGACCCGAAGTCGATCGTCGCCGGCATCATGACGTCGGCCACGTTGGGCCTCGAAATCGGCGTAGACGGTCAGGGATTTCTCGTGCCCTACGGCAAGACGTGCCAGTTCGTGCCGGGATGGAAAGGCCTCGTCGATCTGGTCTCGCGCAGCGGTCGCGCTACGGTCTGGACGGGTGCCGCGTTCCAGGGTGACGAGTTCGATTATGCGCTCGGCGACTCGCCGTATATCCGCCATCGTCCGGGTGAAGAGAACGACCCGGACCTGATGACGCACGTCTATGCCGTGGGCCGCGTCAATGGATCGCAGCATCCCGTTATCGAGGTCTGGACGGTCGGCAAGGTTCGCAAGCACCGTGACAAATACAACAAGGTGGGCGGCAATCACTACAGCTTCCGCGACTGGGAAATGTACGCGCGCAAGATCCCGCTGCTTCAGGTGCTCAAGTACATGCCGAAGTCGATCGAGCTGGCCAACGCGATCGCGCTCAGCAATGCGGCCGACGCGGGCAACCATGCGGTCATCGACGGCAACTTCGTGACGATAACGGACCCCGACACGGGCGCGACGGTCAACCCGGACACAGGCGAACTGGTCACGCAGCGCAGCGATAACGGCGGCACGTTCATCAGCTATGACGATCTTCTGGGGCAGATCCAGAAGGCCAGCAGCATCGAGATGCTCGACCTCGTGATGGACTCAGCGCGCGACCTGCCGCAGGCCGAGCAGACGAAGCTCCAGCAGGCCTACGAAGACCGCAAGGAAATCATCCTGAAGGCCTGACCATGCGCCACGTCTCTACAACCGAAATGATCAAGCGTCTGTGCGGTCTGCTCGGCACAAGCGATCTCAACGACTGGGAGCAGCAGTTCGTGACGAGCCTGCAACGCCGCATGGAAGCAGGCGAAGTCACGAAGCTCTCGGAAAAGCAGGTCGAGCGTCTCGACGAACTGCACGGCAAACACTTCTCTTAAAGGGAAACCCATGTTCAGCGTAACCAAC